CCATCTCGGCAGTACCCTTCTCTGTAGCCCACCACACCACAACCTTCTCTTGTGTAGGCGCAATCTCTAACTCATCTTCCCATCTTCCCTGGTTCAGCCAGGTAGCAGGATGCGGAATAAACTCCTGACCTGTTCCCTTCACCTGGTAATACTTGTTATGCGTCACCAGAGCCTCTACAGCGGACTTTTGCTCACTAGGCGATAGTTTGTTCCATGCCTTCTGTGCAGCGCGTTTAGCGACCTTTCTTGGGTACTTACTCCAAAACTCTTCAAACATAAAACCTCCTGTGTTGGAGTTTTTACTGTAGACCTTTTTTTGTTTGTTGAATGTCGTTCTGTTGACAATCTTCTACTTTCTTTATTTCTGGACATAACTTCCCCAAGGGTGGTAGCACTCACCTCGCCCCGCAAGGGTCACTTCTGGATGTTCCTTGCCTAGCGTAGCCGAAGCCAGCGATTCTCTCCGACTATCTCTGTGTCTACCACCCATTCAGAAATAGTCTACGTCCAGTACCTCACTGACAGTCTGGATCGGAAGTGCTCTAGGGTGTCCAGATTCCGGTGTTCTCTCCCGCGCAGCCCATGCAGGCTCTTGATAACGCTCGGGGTACGGTCTGGTAAAAACAAAAAAGCCGTTAAGGATGCCCCCTGGTGGTGTTCCTTCGGTATGACTCGAAGGCAGGGAACATGCTTAACGGCTCAATCTGCACCACACAGACAAGCTAACTATATCACAATAATCAAGCCTCCCACAATAACTTCTGGCCTCTCAGCAATTCATCCGTATCAACCCTTGGTCGAGACTTTACATTCCAGTTTCCTCCACCCCTAAGACCAATACATTTCCAATTAGATGCTTTTAAGGAAGCCCCGCCTTCATCTGGAAGCGTGTACGTAATAAGTCGTTTATATCCTAGCGCTTTCGCTGCTTTCCATGCAGCTGAATAAAGCATAGAACAAGCGTTTTTAGTTCCATCAGTACAACAACGATTAACCTCTAGCGTCCATCCGTTATCTAACATCCTTGCAACAGGCCTGCCAACAATAGCAACGCCAACTACTTTTTCATCATTGCTAACGGCTACACAAAACTTGCACCCTTGCATAGGCTTATGATGTCTATGATAAAGGCTTACAAACGCATTTGCCTCTTCAAAAGTTATTGGTGTTATTTCAAGCATCACATCTCCACTACCTTACAAGTCCACCCTTCCTTTAGTTTGCCCCAGCCATGAACCTCTATCTTCCAGCCTGCTCTCAAGATAGCCGGAAGATGCTCACACTCGCTTATCTTTTTCACCCTAGCGTTGATATTGGCCCTGCTCGTTGTCTGCACCAGCAGCGTCTCTTCGTCTCTGAGGCAAAGTATGTCTCCGATACTGAAAAGGTCTTGTCGAATACGAGCCCAAGGGTTCCAGTGCTCGACTATTTGGCATAAATAACCTCGCTCCCTAAGTAAAGCTAGAGACCTCTGAGTAGGACTAACCGACGAACGGCGTGTTTTCTTGGTGTCAGTGGCAGAGATTGTCATCGTGACGACAGTCTTAAAGGTTTATCGAGCCTAAGATTACTCCATGGCAACACAAACAGGAGTAAACAAAATGAACGCAAAAGACATAGCAGAGGTTCTAGCCCTTCTCACCATGATTGAGAAAGCAACCATGAGCCAATTTCATGACCCAGAGTTTTGCGGAAAGATGCAGGCACAAGCCTTTCTCAAGCTCTGGCCATTGCAAAACGCACTCGACAAGTTAAACGTGGAGATAGAAGCATGAAGATCGTACTTACAAAACAGCAACTAGGTGAACTCATCAAGGAACACTTCTACGACAACTACAACCTGCCTAAAAACATGGCAGTAGTGTTCGACCACGATAACCACATGGAGTTCTGTGTGATCTACGTTAGGGATGAAAACAATGAACTATGACTGGTGGCTAGATAGACAACTTTGGGAATACGACAGGGAGAGAGAACGTGAGCACCAACAACAGCTGGAACAACAGGAGTACGAACTTGACCAAGTACAAGATAACGAGGAGTGATTGGATCTTATGCACGCTATTGGGAATATTCTACGGAACGCTGCTCTTCCTGTTCATAAAGTAAAGGAGCTAAACATGAAATTCGCTGAACTCAACAAAATCAACGTCAACAGCAAGATCGAGAAGAAAAACAACCTGTCGTATCTATCATGGGCATGGGCTGTAGAACAACTTTTGCTCAACGATCCGAGTGCTACGTGGGAGTACAAGCCTCACCAAATGTGGGGCGAAACAGTCATGGTGTTCTGCGAGGTCAAAGCATTTGGAGTTTCTCGCACTGCCCAACTTCCGGTTATGGACCACAGAAACAAGGCGATCTCTAATCCTGATGCTTTTGCAGTCAATACGGCTATGCAAAGGTGTTTAGCAAAGGCAATAGCTTTACACGGCATCGGTTTGTATATCTATGCTGGAGAAGATCTTCCTTCAGAGGAAAAGGTCGATGAGCTTGAGGCCTACAAGTCAAAACTTGAGGCAGCAGAGTCTTTAGACGCGTTAAAAGCAGAGTTCTCTCCGGCTTATAAAGCTATGAAAGACAAGCCAGAAATAAAAGAACTCGTCGCTGTTTACGAAGCCAAGAAGAAAGCACTTACGGAAGTCAAATGAACCTAGACCGATTTGAAGAGGGTTTGATCGACGACATCCAGACTGACCGCTGCAAGAAACTCTTGTGGTCGGTCATCAACCTGGCAGTTGAAGATGCTTGCAGGGCTCCGTACAACAAAAAGCCAAGCACCGAGTCAATCACCGCCATGAGGTTTTTAATCGGGAACGGCAAGGAAGCTGACGTTGATTCTTGGCTGATGTGGTTAGACGTAAACGGTCCGGTGTTTAGAAGGAGACTCTTGGAAGCCATGTTCTCGGATCACCACGATAGGTTTCCAGACATGGCAAGACGAGCGTTCAGAGCAAATTACAACTGGTGGAGGCTCAATGCGACTGATTTTAACGACTGAGAATGACCGTAGGAAGGCTATAGAGGCTCTACAAGGCGCTGAACTAGGTTACATGGTAACTATTACCAAACCTCCTCGTACAGCGGCTCAGAATCGGTTTTATTGGGCGATCCTAACTGCGTGTTCTGAACAACTCATGAACCAGGAATACACACAGGACATCTGGCACGAGTGGGCGAAAACTCGATTCTTGCCAACAAGGATCGTGGACCTCCCTGGAGGCCAAGTGAAGGAGATAGAACCGAGCACCGCTTCTCTCACGGTCTCTGAGTTCTCTGATCTTGTAGAGCAGCTCCTACAGTACGCGTTGGAGAAAGGCTTGATCTGGACTGATGAGATGAAAGACGCTGAACTAGACTTGAGGAAAATCAATGTACATAAACAAAAAGCTGCTTGAGGCTTGCAGGCACATCCCTTGCGGATCGTGTTTCGCCGAAGATGGAACGGTTGTCGCCGCACACAGGAACCAAGGAAAAGGCATGGGCATCAAGGTATCTGATGCTTTAGTAGCATCCCTGTGCTTTCGTTGTCACACATACTTAGATCAAGGAAAGGATATGTCTCGTGAAGAACGTCGAGACTTCTGGAACCAGGCTTACATAAACACGATGCAAGCAATGATCGAACGAGGATTTCTAAAGGTGCAAAATGGAACAAAGAACTGAAGATTGGTACAAAGCAAGACTAGGCCATGTAACGGCTTCTAGGGCTTCAGACGCGATTGCAAAGCAAGGTACGGCTACGCGTAGGAACTATGCAATCCAGCTCGTCACAGAGCGTTTAACGGGCTTGCAAAGCGATTCCTTCACGAACGCTGCCATGCAGTGGGGTACAGAGCAAGAACCTATCGCTAGGGTCGCTTATGAGCAGGCTACAGGCTCGATTGTGGAGCAGACAGGTTTTCATAAGCATAAGAGCATAGAATGGCTTGGAGCCTCTCCTGATGGGTTTGTAGGCTCAGGTTTGATCGAGATCAAGTGTCCTAACTCAAACACTCACGTTGATTATTTATTAGCAAAGGAGGTTCCCACTAAGTACAAAAGCCAAATGCTCACTCAAATGCTCGTGACAGGTAAAACATGGTGCGACTTTGTTAGCTTCGACCCAAGGCTTCCCGATCACTTGCAGTTATTCATTGTTAGATACGAGCCAAAGCCAGAGGAGTTCAAGATCATTGAGCTACAACTCACGAACTTTCTAGCCGAGGTATCAGAAATGGAGAAATCGCTATGCCAAAAGAACTAACCGGAAGTATTAGCAAGAACAAGAAAAAAGAAAAAGACGCTCACCCTGATTACAGAGGGTCAGCGACTATCGGAGGGATTGACTATTGGGTATCAGGCTGGGTTAACGAGGGCTCTGATGGTAAGTATCTGGGCCTAAAGTTCCAGCAGAAGGATGGAGAGTCAAGGCCTGCAAAACAAGACGATGACGATTCCGTACCGTTCTGAGGAGACAAACATGCACCTAAGCAAACACCAAAGCCTGTTGAGGCAGGCTTATATTGTCAGACCCAAGCTCATAACCGACGATTCTCCTGCTTTAGATAAAGCGATCAGGACCATCGAGAGTGAGAATCCCAGTGCTTTTTGGAAAGAGAAAGACTTTGAAAAGCGGAGGTTCTATCATGCACCACGGCCAGGCACTCCTTACGCGGCTGCTACTCATGCGTGGCCGAAAGATCTCTTATGAACTGGAGAGAGCTAATCAAAAATCAAACCAGGAACGAGAAGTTCAGGCCCGTCGAAGAAATATGGAGGGAATACGGGTGGAAGCCACCAAGTACCGAGTGCGAGGAAACGATGGCTAAACACAAAGCGTTTAGGGAATGGTCGATCCGTGGCATCGTGGATCAACCTTATCAAGCAAGTTAAATCTTCGGACGTTGAGGAGATCGCGGCAGCGTATGAGAAAGCGCTGCCGTTTGTCGTTCAGGATTGGGCGAAGATGATCCTAAAACTTCCTAGGACTAAAAGACTCCCAATTATCGAGAAGATAGATAAGGTTCACGGAGACAAGATAGGGCAAATGGTTAGGGACGAAGTTACCGCGCAACACCGCGACTTTTCTCGAAAGACCTCATCCCAGCAATCCCCAACATCCCGCTGAGAATCACCCACAGAGCCTCCGTATCGAGCATGGGAGGAGGCGATACCTCACGAGGAACATAACCCTCTGCCTGCAACCAGGTCCACGCCCAGACGAGAAGAGGGTAGAGCAGGAACTGGTAAAACATCGCACCAGCACCAACCCAACCTATTGCAGGTCTCCAGCCGGCAACGAATAGATTCTGATTAGCAGCCTCGACCTTGTTGACTTCCATTTGGCCGAGATCAATAGCCTGGTCGATGCGTTTGGCTTCTAACTCAAGCTGCATCCGCTCTTTATCGGTTGTTATCAGGTCCGATGCGACCTTACCAACAGACTCGATCACCGACCCTATGCCTAAGAAGTTCATAATTTCAATGTCCGATTTAGCCAACCAAGTAAGAACTTCATCTGGCTTCTGTCTCTGGTCACGATGTCACGATAACGAGCGATCTTTGCAAGCGCGTAGTAGGCCACAAATAGCTCAGGATTGGCTTGGTTGAGTGCTTGTACGGTCTTGGGTCCAATAGAACCGTCTGGAGCGGTTTTAACGCATATCTGGGCGAGTTTAGAAGCGACAGAAACGCCTGTGTTGACTGCAAAGTTAAAGATAGAAGAAGCGATTACGTCTGACTCGATTTCATCGCCTCTGATTTTGTTCCAGAAGTTTGTTTTGTAGAAGTCTCGGACTAACTGAGTAGGAGGTGTTTCTGTGTAGTCGATGTACTGCCAACCCTCCCACTTTGGATTCATCTTGCGAGCAATACCTGCGTAGGTCATGCCACCTCGATCACCAGGAACCTCATGGAGAACGTAACCACCCTCGTCCTCCATCATCTTATCGAACGCCGACTCAAAGCTAGCCAATTGCTTCACCCCTGAAATAAGCTGTTCCTTCTATGACCTCGCATAATTCCGGTGGAAGAAGCCTGCCGTTTTGGAACTTTAAGATTGCAAAGCCCTGACACCAAGGAACGGGATTGTCCTCCATGTAACTAAACTGATCGCCATCAGGATCTGCAAGCATACCCGTAGACACACCATATCGACGACCAGTGTAGTCGCCCCAACCTTTGACTTCTAAAAGGTGGGTATGCCCTGAGACGGTAGAGATGCCAGCTTTCAGGACATTGTTGTATCCAGAGTGGATGCCTCCGTGTTGGAGTCGATGCTTAACCATGCAGACCTCGTTGACCATCACCGACCAAGATACCGTCCATTCTGGGATATGGTCCTTAAGACATGTTCCACCGATACCCTTGAACTCAGGAACCTGCCCTGCCAAACGCCTATCGAAGCGTATATCGTGGTTTCCTGTTGTCCTATGTAGGAATGTTCCTAAACCCTTACAAGCCTTGACGATCTTATCCATGTGCCACTGGACCGCTTCGAGTTCATCCCTAAGACTCGCAACAGGACTCCAATCCATAGGACCAAATCGGCTAATCGAACCTCCGTCTAGGATGTCGCCGTTAGCAATAATTGCTTTAGGCTTGAGCATCTTGATGACTTTAAGAAGCGCGTTAAACCCTACGGATGGTTCGCCAGGCATGAAGTGCGCGTCACTAAAAACCAAGACGTAACCATCAACGGTTAAGATAGATCGTTTAGCGTTTTGAGGAATCGCAAGAGAGTGTTCTGAGTCTAGGAATAAACCGTAACGCGACTCAATAGACCTGCGCCTTAGATAGACGCTGCGTTGTGAGGTGTTAAGAGCCCTAGCAACCCCAGCAGGGCTTTTTAGCTCTCGGAATAGCGCAATGAACTCATCGTCGCTGCATTTTGCGTTGTGAACCATGATGAAGCCCCCAGTGCTCGACGCTTTGGATCATCTTTCGCGGGATCACTAGCGATTGAGCTATTGCGTCATCCGTAACGGACTGACAAATCTTCAGGCCACGCTCATTATCTGCAACTAAAAAGCCAATTGAGGTAACAAGTGGAACCTGAAACTCGGCGGCTTTTTCGAGGCTCTCACCCCATCCCAAAGTGTCATGCGCTGCATCTTCCCAAACTACTTTAACTATCTTCGGAAGAGTTTTCATTCTTCTTGTCTTTTATCGCGTGATACCACTTCCAGACAAGCCAACCGGATTGAAGCACAATATATAACAACGTGGCAAGTGCAACCCATTCATTGAGTGTTAATCCACCCACAGTAACAGCCGTGGTTATGGCTATGGGAGGCGCTGCTTTTACAGCTTCCGTGATGACATCAGACTTTTGTTCCGGCGACATGACAACCTCATACGGCTACTTTACGAATGGCTCTTACAACTAAGGATTGATTCTTAGCGTTGTTGAACTGACCACCGTCTATAAAGTCAATCCTCGTCGCTGTTGTCAAACCTACACCTGCATTGGTAGAACTCCATGTCCTTGCTGATGTAGCAAAGGCTTCAGAGCCACCAGATTGAAAGGCAGCTACAGAGGTCTGTGCAGGAGATCCTGTTGTGTAGTTAGAACCTCTGGAAGGAACTGCATAAGAGTTAGTGCCGTAAGACGTAGAGTTGGATGCCGTTGTCGGTTTCAGGTTGTAATAACAGATCTCTAGCTCATAGAGAGCAGGTAGATACCAGTCTGAGTAGCCGTTGATCGTTAGTGCGGCACACCACTGAGCAGCAGGGTAGGTAGCTGAGTCTAATTCGGCGGTATTAGTCGCCCCATCATAGGTAGACAAACCTAGAGAGTCTGAGGTTGCAGCGGTCTTGTAGTTGAGAGCTGTGTTCTCACCCGATGACTTAGGAGAGACAAGTAGATAGTAAGTGTTGCCACCAAAGGAGATCTGTCCTGCGTAGTAGCCACCTTCCCAGAACTCACCGATAGCAGACGGTCCAAAGCGATTGCGAGCGCCTGGGCCAAAGCCTCTGACAGAACCGCCTCCTAATGCTTCTAGGACAGGCATTATGCGTACCTGGACTGACTAGCTAAGACAGTGAACGTTGCTGATCCTGTCTTGATGATGGAATAAGAATACACATCGATAGAACTAGCATTACCCGCGGTAGGGGCAGTACCACCTAACCATTTAGGTGTAACCGATGAACCATCTACTTGCACCGCAGAGTTGTAGTAAGCAGTGCTTCCATTAGTGACTAAGAAAGCACAGGTTAAGACTTCTCCGGTAGCCATTGCGGTATTCAGTGACGTACCAGAAGAGGCTCTGAAGTTAACTGTGAAGTTCCCAGAGGCATTGGTTGTGTAGTACAGAACGCCTTGGGTTGTCGTGTCGAAGTTAATCGTACCTGTTGCTGCTGTTGCTGATACCGTGATTGTCTCAACAACACCTTGTAGCTTTGCACCGATCTGAGAGGATGTAGACGCTAGAGAGAGTTGTTTAGCAAAGGTCGCAGCCTGTGCAGAGGAAATCGTAAGTGCTAGCGTACCTCCGGTCTTGACCTCTAGGATGTCTGTGTTGTCAGACGTAATCGAGGTTCCAGCGGTAGCTGCATTAAGGACGTTAGCCATTATTAACCTCTACCCAATTGACTGCTTCTTCATCCCATGTGTACATCTTGCCGTCTGTAGGCATTGCTACTGGAGCTTCCCACTGAGCGTTGGTGTTTAACAGCCAGCTAGCAAAGGGCTTAGGCGGCACAAACGCGTCAATGTCTGCTCGGTAGGTATAACCAATCCCTGCGTAGTTCTTACGCATGTTGCCGTTATAACTTGTCTGCTTCCACGTTCCACCTAGAATCTTCTCAAGATGGGCAGCACCGATGTGTTCTTTCTCAACACCGCTAGCATCAGCCATATCCTTGTTGTCAACAACTACGACCTGAGTAACAACATTGTTCTCATCAATCTTCGCGTAATGGCCCATCTAAGCCTCCAATTTCAATCCGGTTAAATCCATTTCTTCCCCTACAACTCCGACAGGGAAGGTATTAAAACTAAGTGAGATTCTTGTGTCCTCGCCTTTGACCTCTGGAACCATATGTGTCAGCGAAGAAGGAAAGAGAATCAACCTGCCTGCATAAGCCTCAAACCACCATGACTCAGAGTTATACGGGTTCCACTGGTCAGGAGGGAATTTGATCTGCTGCCAGCTATCTTTGTAGAAGTAAATCCTGTCATCAGGGTTGGTCTGCACATAGAACACACCTGAGATGTAACTATTAGGATGAGCGTGTTTGTGGTGGTACTGACCTTGCTCGCTATAGTTGCACCAGCTTTGCGTCACTCTCAGACTTACATTGTGCTTAGGATTGACTGTGGACTTGAAGTATTCCGAAACAGCATCCTCGATGAACGAACGTAGATTCGTCAGCACAGGGTTACGAAGTACGAAGTTATCAGTGCTTGTCGTATTTCCCTGATTCGGTCTTGTCTGTAACTCACGGATGAAGAACAACTCCTCATCGGACAAAGGTCTACCGAGTTCAGCAAAGCCTACAGGTGTCGGAAAGAGATTATGCAATTGCATCTTCAATTTCCTTTTGTTTGATACCCATCTCTTTGAGTTGCTCGTCGGTGTAGATCGTAGGGATGCTGTCCTCAAACTCCTTGATCTTGTCTATTACCCAGTAGACCTCTTCAATACTCGGACAAGGTCTAGGGTCGTCCCAGCGTGTGAATACGTTGTTAGAGATTTCCCATTTAGCACCAGGACGAAGCAGGTGCATAGCTGTGTCTATTCCTAAGAAGCGATATGTTTTTGTAGTCATGTTATTGATTGATTTTGATGATTACGATACCGGAGCCACCTGCGCCGCCCGTTGCGCCTGATCCTGGGCCACCACCGCCACCACCGCCAGTATTTGCGCTCCCTGCCCCAGCAGGGCTTCCACCATCACCAGCGCCACCTTTTTGACTTGTGGTTGTCGTACCGCCGCCAGCGCCTCGTAAAGGAGATGTGCCTAAAGCGTCACCACCGCCCCCACCACCTCCAGCGTAATAAACGGTTGAACCAGATATTGCGGATGTTGCAGCAGCACCACCATTGGAGGTTGACCCACTAGAACCAGCGCCTCCAGCACCGCCGCCGCCACCGCCACCATAATTAGGGCCAACCAATTCCCCTGCTCCACCCGCGCTGCCTTGCCCTGCTGGAGATGCTGGTCCTGCTGCGCCAGCAGACGTTGGAGAATTAGTAGTCGCACCACCACCACCAGAACCGCCAGAACCACCGGCTAATGTTGCGGACGGATGATAACCACCTCTTCCACCGCCAGTAGAAACTATGCCAGGGGAAGCAAACGGAGATGGGCTTGATCCACCAACAATAGAAGAATTATTACCATTTGTAATTGCTGGAGCCGCCGCGCCAACGGTAATAGTTAATGTTGCGCCAGCCGTAACAGTTTGCGCTGATCCAGTTCTAAATCCTCCAGCACCACCGCCACCTGCGTTAGAAGTTCCTGCTATACCATTTCCACCACCACCGCCGCCAGCCACACAGAGATAATCAATACTCGTTACGCCTGTAGGCACAGCCCACGTAGTCGTGCCTTTGAATACAAAGACGGTTTGGCTAGCAACGGTGTACTTTAGGATGACGATACCGGAGCCGCCTGCTGCGCCGTTACCACTAGAAGGCCCGTTGTAACCGCCACCGCCACCACCACCGCCAGTATTAGTTCCTCCAGCCGTTCCATTGCCTGCGTTGGCTCCTCCTGCTCCACCGCCACCATAACCCCCTGAACCGCCGCTAGGCGCTCCACCACCCCCACCACCGCCAGAAAAATAACCAGTAGAAGGGGTTCCACTCGGACCTGCTCCACCAAATGATGAAGCAAATGATGGGCCTTGAATACCCGCCCCGCCTGCGGCCCCGCTGGTAGTTGATGTTGATGATCCGCTAGCCCCTGCGCCACCACCTCCAGCGGCGGCATTATCATTACCTGCTCCTCCATTGTTACCTTGAGATGGTGTTGTTGATGGGGTGTTTCCACTTCCTGCTGGGACTCCAGAACCTTGTGAACCACCGCCAGATCCACCATTCCCTCCGGTCTGCACACCTGCGGCTGCTGTTCCACCACCGCCGCCACCAAAAGCCACTAGCGCATTTGTGTAAGGATTTCCAGATGATGGGTTATTTGATATGGGAGACCCTGATATATAAGAGTCTCCTCCATTACTTCCTTTTGCCCCTGACGAAGAGGAGCCGCCGCCACCTGCTCCAACAGTAACCGTATAGTCTGTACCAGCCGTTACAGATAGACCGGTCCCTGTTCTAAATCCACCCGCACCACCGCCGCCACCAGCTCTCCAACCCCCGCCAGCACCAGCCGCAACTACCAAATACTCCACCTCTGTCACCCCAGCAGGGCATGTCCACGTTGAGGTAGCTGTAAAGGTTTGAATGACGGTGTAGCCACCACCGCCGCCCCCTGAACCAGCAAAGGCAGCAGCAATCATTGCACTTAATGCACCAGCCATATTAGGTCACTCCTGCACCAGAGACATACCACGTATCCGTAGCAACCTTAAGTAAGGTAGCCATTCCTTTTGTCGCCACTGTCCTGTTACCTGTAGCACCATTGGCAAGCTGAAAGGTAACACCAGCACCAGAGATCGTAAGGTTTCCAGAGTTGTTATTAACGACAAGGATCGTTGTACCCACATCAATCGCCGTAGTTGCGTTTGTGTTTACCGTAAGGGTTGCTGTAGAGCCACCAGTGAAGTAAATATGCTTACCTGCATCGCTTGCAGCCACAGTCGTATTCGTGCTCTGTGGAGCGCCGATATAACCAACCTTGTTAGTACCGTCTACCGTACAGTTAGATAAGTTACCCGATGTAGGTGTACCTAAGATCGGAGTTACTAAGGTAGGTGTATTAGCAAAAACATTAGCACCTGTACCTGTCTCATCCGTAAGCGCTGCTGCTAAGTTTGCAGACGATGGCGTGGCTAAGAAGGTAGCTACGTTAGCTGCAAGACCAGATATACCTGTACTTACTGGTAAGCCTGTACAGTTTGTAAGCGTACCTGACGATGGTGTGCCTAACGCACCGCCAGAGGTTAGTCCTGTAGCAAAGGTTAGGTTGCCTGAGCCATCAGTCTGTAAAAACTGATTAGGACTACCGTCTGTGCCAGGAAGCGTAAAGGTTGTGTTGCTACTGGTATTGGCAGATTGGACGGTTGTTGTCCCTGTCCCAGAAGCGTTACCCTGAAGTTTGATCTTTGACATAAGTTACCCCAAAACCATCCACGATTGACCATCTGGAACCGTCACAGCATAACCTGCCGCGACCGTGACAGGACTGACAGACAGTCCGTTTGTGTTGCTCGTAAGTGTGACATTGCTCGAAATCAAGATTTGCGATTCTAGGATTGGCCCACCTGCACCGCCACCTGTAGCCGACAACGTGCCAGCCGACAAACTAAGGCCCGAACCTACCGTGACGTTACTAAAACCGCCCGTACCGTTATTGGCTAAAAGCTCTGTATTCGCGCCCGTAGGAGCAGGAGCAGCACCTAACGTATTGTAGGAAAGCGTAACGGCTGTAGAACCGTCAAATGTCGTTCCTGACGCTGCGCCAGAACCAGAGTTATTAAGGGTTAAAGCATTGGTTGTTGTGCCACCACCACCGGCAGGAGTAGCCCATGTTCCATCACCTCTCCAGAACGTCGAGGAAGATGCGCCCGTTCCTGAGTTCAGATTCGTAACCGGAAGGTTGCCTGTCACACCTGTCGATAAAGGCAATCCCGTGGCGTTAGTGAGCGTTCCAGACGAAGGTGTACCTAGTGCCCCACCGTTAACGACAAACGCGCCAGAAGAGCCTACATTGACTCCTAAAGCGGTAACGACACCTGTTCCTGTTGTGGCTGAGGTAATCCCAACGCCAGAACCGCCGCCAACAAGAATCGCGTTGGTGAGTAGCGTTCCTGCCTGCGTCACCATCCCGCTTACGGTATTAGTCTGAACACCTAATGCAGTAACAACACCTGTGCCCGTAGACAGGTTTACAAACCCGCCTGTTCCATTTGAGGCCAGGATTTGATTAAGCACACCCGTTGTAGCAGGAGATGCGCCAATCGTGTTGTAGCTGATGGTTCGCGCTACCGATCCATCGAAGGTCGTTCCTGAAGCAGCACCGGAGCCTGAGTTGTTGAACGTAACTGCATTGGTAGTCGTTCCACCGCCACCAGACGCAGCAGCCCAAACAAACCCTGTTCCATTCCAAGAGAGGTAAGTCGAGCTAACCGTTGGGCCTGCAATAAAGCTCGTAGTTCCAGAACTCGTCTGGTAAGGGATCTGGTTAGGACCGCCGCTAGCAAGGTTTGTCGAGGTTGTCGCAGAGGTTGCAGACGTTGCGCTTGTCGCCGTTGCTGCATTGATATTCCATGAGCCTGTCGCGCCTGTACCTGTGATCGGTACATAGTCCGTACCAGCAGTTGCGTTTGCAAAGCCACCAGAACCGTTAGCCTTTAAGATCGAGGTTCCTGTTGTCGCAGGAGCGTAGTCAATCCCAGACGATGCGGTAGAAAAACCACCTGCGTTGTCGCCTTTTAGGATGCCTGTGCCTGACGTTGGTGGAGCGAAGTCAGTACCGGACACTGCCGCAGAGATAACGCCGCTAGCAGCCTTCAGAACGCCCGTAGTGCCAGCCGCTTTGACTAACTTGCCCGTACTACCATCAAACAAAACGATTTGATTAGCGGTCGCTCCAGACGGTCCTACAACGTCACCTGTTCCTGCTGGAGTCGCCCAGGTTAGTGCGGTCCCATTCCAGGATAAGTAAGTTCCTGACGAGGATGGAGCGGTTACAAAGCCTGTTGTATTAGATGCGGTCTGTACCGCAAGACGATTGGCAGCACCACCTGCAAGATTGGTTGCGGTTGTTGCCGATGTTGCACTTGTCGCACTATTGGCAGAACCAAGAATGTCGATGTTCCAGGTTCCAGTAGCGCCAGAACCCGTATTAGAAGGAACGCCTAGATTGGTGCGAGCATCACTTGCTGTAGAAGCGCCTGTGCCACCGTCTGCAACGGCTAGGTCTGTAATCCCTGTGATCGAGCCACCAGAGATAGAAACCGAGTTAGCCGCTTGTGTAGCGATAGAACCAAGACCGAGGTTCGTTCTTGCGGTCGAGGCTGACGATAGGTCAGAGAGATTATTGGCCCTGTAAGCGTAGGTCGTGTCCTGGCCTGTCGCGGTTACACCTAAGTTAGTGCGAGCATCCAGCGCAGAAGAAGCTCCGGTCCCACCGTCTGCCACGGCAAGATCGGTAATTCCTGTAATCGAGCCGCCAGTAATAGATACGCTAGCAGCGGACTGTGTGGCAATCGTGCCTAAGCCTAAATTCGTGCGAGCAGTTGATGCCGAAGAAAGATCAGAGAGGTTGTTAGACCTAAAGGCATACGTTGTATCTTGGCCTGTCTCGGTGACACCCAAATTGGTTCGTGCGGTTGCGGCGTCCGTTGCACCTGTGCCACCACGAGCGACTGTCAGGGTTCCTGTCGTTCCCGCGATAATAGGAAGGCCCGTGGCGTTAGTTAAGGTTGCCGCAGAAGGTGTACCGAGGTCAGGAGTCGTTAGTGTCGGAGATGTTGCGCGAACAACGTTGCCCGTGCCCGTAACGGACGAGAAAGAAAGGTTTCCGGACCCGTCTGTGCCTAGTAGGGTGTTGGCAGCACCATCGGCAGAGGGCAGTACAAAGGTTGTGTTGGTGGAGATAGAAGCGGCAGCGCGTAACTCAACGTAATTAGAACCGTTGTCTGCATCCTCTCCAAGACGAACGCGACCTGCGTTAGCCGTTACACCCTGAACCGTTAAGACATCAGAAGAGGTAAACGAGTCGCCATCTAAGCCTGCCTGTTGATTCTTGAGCTGCGACATAAGCTCACGAATCGCGTTGTTGATGTTACTAGGAGCGCAGCCCTCAGCAATATCGATGCCATCAATATCGGTGTTGTTGCCTGGAGTTGAGGAGAATTCACTAATCTTTGTCTTTGCCATGATTACTCCATCAACTCTTTTTGCTGCTGTGTCTGGTAAAGCATATTCAGCAACCCTCGGTACGGTAAGTTAGGAGCAGCAACCTGCGCTCCTAACAGTCCACGTTGTAATTGTCCCACGCCGTAAGCGGTTTCGCCAACAATTCTTGGCGAAGAGGCGAGCATTGTTCCCGCAGCCAAAGGAATACCTCCGGCCATAAAGCCCATGCCGCCAGTAATCGGAGCGGTAGCTCGTTGGATTCCTCGTGGCGTTAAATCGGACATCGCTTGACCAGCCAATGCAGGCATAAGCTGCCTTCCACCTTGCCTCTCAAGCTCCCTGGCTAAACGCAAACGCTCGCCATAATTCGTATTTACGTTGTTACGCATCAGGCTTTGTAGCTTACGGATTGCGGTATCAGCCGATGCTTTCTGACCAAGGCTCAAAGCCCTTTCAATCTCACGAACAAGATCGCTTTGGTCCGTATACGCCTTCATAACCTTGGCGTATGTTGGCGCTTGCTTGGTAATCTCGTTTTTAATTGAGTTGTAGACCTCGCCAACAGCCAATCGAGCGGTCTTTGACTCAATAGGAATACCCTCTAAAACATCGCCGACCTTTTGTTTAAGAGCGTCCAATCCTTCTGGTGTATGGTATTCAACAGGGTCTAAAGCCTTCCATTCCTCAATATACGTCTTTGCCGTAGAAAGCCTTTCGGCAGCGTCTTTATTCTTGACCTGGCCTTTATAAGTTACCTTGTTGATCGCGTTATTGATCGCGTTATCAATGCCTGCGAAGTCAAGAACCGTCTTGTCGTTTTTGATGTCAACCATGCCGGAGCGATACTCGTTTTGCTTGGCTAACTGGATGTCAGAAAGATTTTGTTTTGCAGCGTCAAGAACCTCCATCGCACCAACTTTGCCGCGAAGGTTTTCTGTAAATGACTTAGCTTGTTGCCCACCAGCTCTACCAGCCTCAAATGCCTGTTGGATAGCCTCGCCACCAACGCCCGTTGTAGACCCAAGCACAGCCTTTGCGCCTTTTCCTGCCGCTTGCGCGGTAGCTGACGCAGCCTTAGCGGTCATAACTAAAGGATCGGTTGCGTATGCAGCCTTTGACAAAGCAGACGCAACACCTCCGGCCTTTGGGGCAACCATTGCACCGCCCGTTAAAACGGTTGATATATCAGCAAGAACTCCAGCAGGGTCCGTGGCGATGGCTTTTTTTGCACTTTCTACACTGCCGTAACGGTCTACATAAAACTGACCAACTCTGTTTGCAAGTTCTCGTGAGGCTTTATCTTCGCCTATTGCCTGAACCATGCTTTCTGGAAGGATGTTTTGCAATACACCAGCGCCAAGATCCAAAACCGTTTTTGCGGTTTGTACAGGACTCGTAATCGCCTCAACAACACCACCGATAACACCGGCAACGGATCTTGGAAGGTTGGTTACTGCCTGTTGAGCGACCTGCCCAGCAGTCAAAGGTTTTTCTTCTGGAGGCTTACCGCCTATCTGTTCGTCCTTATCCCACCAGTTAGCCATGACTAACCACCTTTCTTGCGCGTATTGCCTTGCGGGTCTATGTAAATAGAACCAGCGGGAAGCCTATCGTAGTCAGCTTTGCTATTTACTCTTATAGGGGCCTGTTCGTTGCCTACTGGTTGCGTTAACGCTGGCTTAAGAGCATCAATTGCTGATTTGCTATAGCCCTGAGCGGTAGCAGCATTAGACATCTTGTCAAAAGCATTGCGAGCAACTTCTGCTTGCCTATTAAGGTTTGCTTTGATTTGAGTTGGCGACATACCAGGCGTAACCATTGCAGACTCAAACGCTTGAGCCTCTGTCCTTGTAAGCGCAGAACCGAACAATTGATTTCTAATTTGGTTCGCAAAAAGATCGTACTGCTGCCACCACTGACCAAAGTCTTTTTTGGCCGGATCATCAGAGCGAAGAGCAATCATTACCGATGCCCTTCCTAACGCATCAATCTTGTAACCACCGTAATCATCTTTGAATGTATTGGCAAGACTTGTTAAGTTTGCAGCATTTTCTGACTTAGAAGCCAGGTCGTTAAGAACCGGACCTGGAAGCGGTTTTCCATCTTGCGCCTGTGCTTGCTTTGCTTTTGCATCGTCTATCCGTAACTGTAGGAGTTGATTGCTTATTCCCTGTTGCGTGGCCCTGTCGGCCCTCGACTCTTCGCGTTGAAGAGCCTGAGAGTTCATCGAGGTCAAACGCTCCATTGATTTATTTAAGGTGTCCTCATCCATGTTTGCAAAACTACGCTGCAATTGATTGGCAAACGGAAGGATAGACGGATGGATAACCCCGCCCTGGATCAATGGAGTAAATGGGTTTTCTGTGGTCCCTGTTTGTTGCGTTGGGGCCATAATTGTTTTGGTGTTACCTGCAAAATCGGTAACAACAAGGCTCTCGCCTTTCTTAACCGTTGTTGCCTTTGACGCTCCAGCAACAGGCTTAAACGTTCCGTCTGGCTGACGTTCGTATATAACGCCACCAGTTTCCCTAACCTCTGGTTGCATCGCGCCTTGAATGGTTTTTGCCGCGGTCAATGCTTTGTCAATAGGAACGCCCTTAGAAACAGCAGCAGAAAGCAATCGCTCGACATCTAACCTTGGCGCACCCATCGTCCGTTCTTCTACCGAAGGGGTCTGCATCTCCATTTGCTCAAGGTCTGATAGAGGGCGCTGCTGAACCGTGACAGGACGAACAATGCCTGAGCGAAGAACCTCTGGAAGGTTAGCCTCTGCTTGCATTTGCTTTTGCATTTGCTGTAACTGCAAGCCAGTAACCTTATCCTGCACCGCTTGCTGCACAGCACCGCGATAGGCTTGCTGGCCTGTCATAAGACCCTGCCCGATGATCTGGCCTATGTTCTGTCTTTGTGCGGAAGGCCCAGAAGCCATGAGAAGCCCGATACCAGCACCCAACAAGCCTTGGTTTTGCGCCTCTCTACGTAACCTCTCAGCCTCATCCGCTCCCATGAGTTGCCCCATGTAGGACGGTCCTGAACCAAACAATCTTTGTAAATACTCGTCCATCATGCCCTCATAGCAACGATAAGCGTTTGCGTTGGATAGGTTGAGGTAAATACGATGCAATATCTGGAGCCTGCAAAGCCTGACCTCTCTTTATGCCTGGAGCCTGCCCCATAGGTCTTGGCTGAGACTGTTGCAACATACTTACCCCTTGCAGGCCCATTCTCGATGCCGTAGGCGTACCAGAAGAAAACAAAGCCTTAGCAAGTGGACCACCCGCGCCTGAGTACGTTGCAGAACCACCCGTAGACATCAGACCAGGAAGGCCAAACTCTCCCGTCTGTGCAGCTAACATCGCAGCCTGTTGAGATCCAGCAGTCATGCCAGGCAAGGAGCCATAGGCAGAAGATAAGAACGGATTTGCCGCTCCCGTTGCTGTTGCCGCTGTTTGTGCCGCACTAGCAGCAGCCGCCGCCTCAGCAGCAGTTGCAGCAGCCGCAGCCGCAGCAGCGCCCTCTGCCGCCGCAGCAGAACCAATAACCTCAGCGGCAATAATTGGCTCCGCACCGCTCATGCTAACAACGCCTTTCCTGCCAATGCAGCGCCAAGAACGCCAGCTAGCGGATTAGAGTAGGTGGGTTGGATAGTCTGCATACCAGCAGGCGATCCATAAGCACTAGACAGAAACGACTGTAGGTTCGCGTAAGGTTGTTGTTGTTGGTAGTTGAACTTCTGAATGGCATCCGCAAGAGCAGCCTGTTGGTATTGCTCTGCTGTCTGACCAACCTGAGCAAGTTGTGCAATGTCCGTGTAGTCCTGAGCAGCAAGGCCTGGCGCAGCACCGATAGCCGCCTGTTGTCTAGCCTTCTCTTGCTCGTAGAGGTTTGCACTGAGGCCAAGCGCAGACTGCTGTCTTGCTCGCTCGTCTGCATAGTTTTGGTAAGCAAGCTGACCCGCCTGAGAAGTTAGCGCATTTGCTAACGCGCCCTGAGCACGAGCCTCTTGAGACATCAGAGCCTCGTTCATCCCGTAGCGACCAGAAGCAGAGGCTCTAGACCTCATCTGGTTGATTGCGTCTTGATAAGACTGCGTTGCTTGGTTAAAGCCAGGTTGCAAGGCTTGCGTGAGGTAAGGATTCGGGTTGAGGTAACTACCTGTAATTGTGCTTTGCAACAACGGGTTAAATTGGCCTTGTAAAGCTGTAGCCTGAGCGCCGCCTATCTGGCCTGCAAGTTGTTGTTGGGCTAAAGGTACAAGCGGATTGCCTTGCATTGCCCGTGTTTGCATCGCAGACATTGCTGCCTGAGTCTGTTGCGATGGACCAACGTACGTCTGCCCTGTGTAGGCTTGTGGTCCTCCAGTTGCGTAAAGACGTTGAGCCTCAGATAGACCGTACTGAACGTACGGCTGCATAGACGGATCTAATTCCGTCCTGGTTACTGTGTTTGTTGACCCGCCAGCCATATTAAACCTCTCTTACCCATTTCCTGGGCCTGAAACCCAACGCTTGAGCTTTGCGATCCCAGCCTTTACGCCACGAATCAAAGCTGATAGTCCTTGCGCCACCTTCTCGCGCAATGCGGAGAACATGATCCATGCCTGCATCAAAATCTCCCTTGCCATAAGCGCACCAAATATGCAAATTATCGCCGATAGGCTGCAAAACAACAAAGCCGCAAGGATAAGTATCCTCAACAAAGACCCAAAGAAGTGATCGCCCTGCAAAACAGTCCGCGTAAATGTCTTCGGGTATCCATGCTTCTGGACTCTTTCTGAGAATGACTTCCAATCCCTGCCTAACGAACGGCCAGATCTTGCGAAGATTTTCCGGCTTAACGTATTGAACATTCATCCAACCACCACATAACCATAAGTCTTATCGGAGGTAGCGTTAGGAAAATGCGTAATCGTCGCGGAGCCATTCGTAACCGAAGAGATATACACCCCACCGTTAGAAAACCCCCCAACAAACTGCATCGTGGCAATCACAGAAGGAGTCGCAGGTCTCGTCGGACTCGCTTGAGTGGGGATGTGCTCGATGATGGCAAGCGTTGATGTCGTAGCCCACATAAGCTCAATGTAGTCATTGGCAGCAAGGTCCAAGAAGATGTTAAGGGCAGCAATGATATGGCCTTTGACCGACCCGTGTTTTGAGTCAATCGAAAACTTAGAGTTACTGTCAGCAACGTCAGTGCCGTTTTTTCTTATCCAAACATCTACGTCCTGTATCTGCGAGTCATCGTTAGCAAACTGAATTGAGAACTGGAAGTTGTACTTACCAGCAGCCCTTACATTGATCCTCGATGAGTTTGATAGGTAGACGTTATTAGACAGGTCGGTGTTAGATAACGTGATGGCATAGGCTGTTGTGGTGCTTGCAGCAGATTGGTCTGTAACGTCAAAAAACGAGCCATAAGGGACCGCATCCGCGTAGGCAGCAGCAGAGTAAGGTACAAGGATGATCTTGCTTTCTACCCCTATTCTCGCGTCTGTAATCGTGGTTGTGGTGGCGTTTCCGGTATTAAGCGTCACCGTTCCCGTGTTGTTGGTCTTACCGTCCATGATGTTACGGACGATCTCGGCAACCGCTCTCGCATCGCCACCAAACGGAGGCAGCGTACGGAAGATCATCTCAGCCCCTGCGGTACAACCGTGACATCTATTCCAACCGCAGAAGTCCAGACCCCAGAAGGCCTTACCTGCAACCGATGATAGGTTCCAGAAGAACGCAAGCCTATACGGTTGTCATCGTTTGCCGTGTAACTCGAACCCGTAAACTGAGCAACCTGGCCCAAACGCTTTCTCGACGAGATTTGCACCGAGCACGATCCCGTATCAATCACGGGTCTAACCAACGTAACTACGCTAGGTGTGTCGTTGAGCGACAAATCAGGCGTAATGATGTTTGCCGTTAATGCCGACCCAGAAAAGGCCACAATCTTCGCGCCTAGCGTACCCGTAAGCAGGTTGGATGTGACCGTATACCCAAAGGAATCAAGGCTTGCAGGAAGCGAATCAATGCTTCCGTAAGCGTCTAATTGCTCTAAGGTCAGGCCAGACGAAGAGGTTGTTGTGATAGCAGTCGAAGATGAGATCGTGTCTACATTCACCTCACCATAAGACCACTTGTTAAGGTTGAAGTTGTAGATCAGGACGTTGGTTGACTGACTTGTCGTCTTAAAGCACCAGATAACAAGGTTTTTAAGCGGGTCAATCGCCGCACTCATCGTAGATAACTGCGATATATCTACGTTGTTGAAGAACCACCTGTCTACCTTCTCGACAGAAATAGACTCGACTGCCTGACCATTGCAGCGATAAAACCCATCATCAGACAAAAAGAACGACATGCCGCCATACTGGATGATCGAGTTGGGCTCCATACAACCCAAGCCCCTAGAGATCGTGTCGAACTGGAACACGAGAGGGCTTCCAACGTAAGACATACGGACAACCGCACGATCCATGTACACCAATCCGTACTCACCACCCGTCAATCCCTTCACATGCCCACCGTCAGGAATGTCCTGGTAGTCAGACTGTGTGAGAGCGGATGGGGTCCAATCGGTTTCGTCGCCCAACGCGCACCATTCGACACGGTTAGGGTAAATCGTTGCCCCGTTGTTAAAGCCTGCGACCACAAAGTCTCTAACCGTAGTGACATACCGAGACTTAGGCGCAGCAGCACCAAGGTCTGCAAAAAGGGTCGATGAGCCCATGAGGTAGCCCTGGAGCCTGTCACCACCGTTAGCTGCAATCACTCGGTTGCCGAATTGGGTAAACCGCCACTTCTGATCCGATGGGGTTGTATAACCACCAGACTTCGATACGTCAGACAAAGCTAAGCTCGTTCCTAGCTTGAACAACTTCGTATCGCCGCCAGCAAAGACCGTAACTGCTTCACTAGGTGCAGCAGCAGCAACAACCGAGTTAAGCGTTTCTGATGCTGCGTTAGACCACTCAGCAGGAGCAGGAAGCGGTCCGTATCCTACTTGTTGCGGAATGACGTTCTTAGCATCCACGAGCGCACCAGCCACGCCTGGCTGATCTGGTAACCACTCACCAAAGTTAACTCTCATCGTTTAGCAAGCGCCATCGCAAGAGGAACGCCCGAATACTGGCTCTCCTCGTCGGATCTCGTAAGCGCAGTGATCGCACGATCATACAAAACACCCCAGGTCTGCAACCGAGGGTCATTCATAAGATAAGGCTCAGCCTCGCCTAAAGCGCCGTACAAAAGCGCATCAGGGCAAGTCGTTAGGAAGAGGTTTGTTGTGTTGGAAGTCGAGAGAAAAGCAGGCGCTGCGTAGTAGAGGATCTTAATCGTGTAATTGCTGTCAGGAATTGGCGCAAGCTGAATGGTCGAACCGAGGATCGTGTAGAAAGCTGGTACACCACTCTCGTTCGTCCTGCCGTTCCTGATGAAGATACTCGGCGTTGCGAACGTGATCGGGAAGTCGGGATCAGAATCAACGTACACATCCCGCGCTTGCAGGAAGTCAGTAGGGAGGTTAATTGTTGCGCCGCCACCAGTCGCCGTGATCGATGTCTGAGTAAGCATCTGTCGCAGGCGTAGATCTCTGCGTAGGCGTATTTCCGCGAGTTGGATGAAGTCAGGGATCGCGGTAGTAAGATCATCTCTACTGAGATAATTAGCTATCGTCGTTTGTAGTTCGCTGTAAGTGCTTAGGGCCATATTCGACATCGCTCCATCGATATTCGTACGTCCCGATGTGTCCTATCTCAAGACTCAATTCGTGATCCACGAACGTCTGAATACCGTGATCTAGGGCTTTTACACAGAAATGCACATCTTCGCCAATTAGACCACCCGCCCCCCATACTACATCAAACCAAGGTTGGGGCATAGCCTCAAACACAGATTTGTGGGTTAGCACAACCCCAAAACCTACAGCAGTGACAGCCTCGATACCCTTCTTGCCTCTGCTCTCAATCTTCTCGAAGATCTCTTTGTCTTGATGGAAGTTAATAGCCGTAGGTAAAACGGGCTTTCGTCTCGTAACTGCGTTAACCCCGACGATCTGTTTGCCGTGAGCTAACAGACGCTCCAAGGTGTTCTTGGGGAACCTCATATCCGAGTCAACCCAGAGAATGTATTCCGCACCGTCTGCCAGCGCTTCTTTCGCTAGAGACTCGCGTTGAGAGAAGATCAGCGTGCCTGGCGCTGTGTAGAGCAATAAAGCGCCACCGTGTTTGCCGACCCGATTAGCACCGTCATAAGCAGCCAATCGAGCCATGTCAAAAGATGTACCGGTCATCATCGTGTCCCTGCATGGGACGCACAGAGCTACTTTCATACTTTTCCTGGCCTCGTCCTGAAGTGTCTGTTTTCTGGGTCGTTCATCCACGCCCTAAATCTTTTCTCGTCAATCACCGCAAACCCACGCATGATGCCCTTGGCGTTTAGGTCATCAACCACAACAAAGGGAAGTTGTGCGTAGCGTGTCCATTCACCCCATCGCTCACGCTCGTCTGTCGCGTTGTACAGGGCTTTATTCTGCTCGACGATGTCAGTTATCTCTTGCGTTCTCTGGAACACAAACTGATCGTCGGTAGCATGAAATGTTGTCTTTGTGCTCATAAAAAAAGGGAGGTTGTTACGCCTCCCTTCTTTTTACCACAGTTTATAACTTAAGCAGACTTCAGATCCGCGAGGATACCGTGGGCTGCTTCGTTACGCATTTCCATCGTGAACTCAGCAAGGATCTGGGTCTTTTCAGAGTCACCAGTTTTTGCAAGTTCGTTCGTCTGGAACGGACGGAGGTAACCAATCGCTGCGTACTCAGGGTCGAGGATGAACGCATCACGGCTACGAATGAAACGATCAGGTACAACAGAGATCGAACCAAAGTCGCTGAGATAAACGTCAGCCGCGCCGATGATGGTCGTAGGAGCATCCGAAGGAGCCATGTAACGCTGTGCTGCGATACCAGCAAAGGTAGATACAGTCTGCTTCAGTGCAGGACCAACCACGAGGATCTTGGGGCTGCCGCCAGAGGTGTAAACCTGCTGAACGCCATCCTTAAGGATTGCCTCGGTAAAGGTACGGGTCGTACCGTCCGAACGGGTCGAAACACCGATGGTGGTGGGGTTAGCACCGTCCGAGGTGTTGTAGTTCGAGTTGGTCTTGAGCCAAGAAAGCAACGAACCCATCTTACGGGCGGTCGATGCGCCACCAGCAGAACGGCCCTGGTTAGCAGAAATGATCGTCTCTTGGTCACGCTTGAGTTCCTGCGAAGCCTTCGAGAGCTGATAAGCCTTTTCTGCGCGGCGACCTGCAAGATCAACAGCCATCATCGTGCCGGAAACCTGGATCGTCTTAGCAACGATCTGGGTATAGTTACCGAGACGGGTTGTGGGCGAAAGCGTTGCAGCCGTAGCGTCATCACCTTCAACCTGTGCGTTGTTGGTGGTTGCTGCTGCGAGGGTATCCGTCTGCCACTCGTGGTAAACAGCGGTTGCCTTCGTGCGAGCAAGCGACGAAAGGATAGGGGTTTCTGTGGGGCTGATGTTGTAGATAACATCAGTCAAGTCCTCACGCTGACCGACAGCCGTGAAGGTTTGGTATGTACCTGAAGGGACAGACATCTTAATCTCCTAAATCATAAAAATCGTTCAAACACTCTGGCAGCATCTTGACGAGATCCCGTCTTCTTTAGCCGCGCAAAGTCCTGTTTTGCAGCCTCTGTGGCTATGGTCTTACCTGTTGCGTTCCCAGCCCTTAGCATCTTGGGAGCCTCGGTAACCTTCTTGGTTACACCAGGCTTTGCCTTCTGCAACTTCTGGTACTGGCTTGCCATCCACAACGTCAATACAGCACGAGAGTCCGTTGCGTTAGCCAACTCGGTATCTGAATACCCAATTGACTTTGCAAAGCTACGAAGTTCAGACCGAATCTTCTCACCCTTCTCAGGATGGGCATAGTCAGGAATTGCTTCTGCAACCCTCTTAGCCTCCTCAACAAGATGCTTCTCCAGGTGTGCCTCGCGCTCTGCCTGTTGCTCTCTAGCAATGCGTTGCTGCTCTGCACGAATCTGCTGGACCTGCTTTTCCTGCTGGGTTCGTTCTGCGACCTTCACTGCGTAAGCAATGGGGTCGGTTTCCTTCAAGCTCTCAATATCCTCGCCACGCATTTGTTGGCTCAGGAAGTTATCCATCGCCTGCAAACGCTGCGAGTACGCATCTCTCGCCTGCTTTGCTTGCTCGATTGCGGTCTTTTCTGCCTCTACTGCCTTCCGCTGCTCGGCAAGCTGATTAGTCTTTTTGTGGTAATCCGTACCCTTTTGGTAGCCTTCGATCAGTTCTTGGAGGGTCACCTCGCGCTCTTCGCCTGCTGCTTTGACTACGAAACGCTGTTCCTCCTCTTGAACTTCCTCTCCAGACTCCTCGGACTCAGATTCACTGGCAACAAGTTCTTGCTCGTCTGTCTGGTCTTGAACTTGCTCCTGCGGAGGTTCGCCACCATCCATCATCCCTAGAAACGCATTTGCTGCCTGTCCCACCGTCAAGCTAGTCCCTTGCGGGTTGCTGCTATCCATAAACTAACCTCAATTCAAAATATACGAAACCGTTTCTTGACCATCTCGCCTTCGGCGGCAATAGCCTCCAAACGGGCTTTTACCTGATTGACTGCGCGAATCGAGCTGTAAGCCTCTTCACGTTGGTCAATCTCATCAGGATTGCTTCGGATGATACGCTCGATGTTGTCTTTTTCCAACTCAGCAAAGACTTCTTGCAAAAACTCATCGCCGAGTAATGCCTTGGCTCGTTCCCATCGTTGCGTCATAACAGGCTCTTCACTTTCTCTTTAGGAATCCTTGACTCGTTCAAGGCTTCTAGGAAATCTTCGCCGTACTTGTTTACAGCCTTCTTCCTGATGACAAACTCTCCGTACTGGAGCGCACCAAAACCATCGTCATCGTTGCTTGGGTTAGGCCCAAGCAGAGACTTAACCTTGCCTCCTTTTGCGCTACCTGTTTGCTGCGCTGCATCGTCTGCCGCTTGTTGCGCCTGCTGTGCTGCCTGTTGAGCTAACTGAGCGTCAGTCTTAGCCCAATCGTAGTTAGCGATAAGGCCTGAGCGGTTAAACGGCCCAGGCTGAAACTGTTGTACCTGAGATACGTTTGCAGGCACACCAAACTCTAGGGTCATAGGGCGCAGGTTTGTGTATCCTGCTGCGCCAGATTGAAACTGGAATGGAACTTCAGGTGTTGGTGTTGTTTTGTAAAAGAAACCCGTAGTAGGGGCAGCAAGGCTTGTCTGTCCACCGCCTGTAGCAAACGGCACAAAGTTAGTCGCAGGAAGATTGTAGGTAGGAGGCAAGAAATCTTCTGGCCTGAAAGTTGGTGTTTTTGGTGTTGTTGGTGTCGTTGTTGTTGTCGCACCAAGACCGGCTGCAATAGCTCCCTGAACATCCGTTTCAGGCACACCCATTGCTCGCAGCATATCTGCCGTGACTTTGTTGTTATTAAACCAAGTTGCTTTCTGACCTGCTGTATACGATGCCCAATCACTCGGCAAGGTCATGCCACTTGGAAGGCTCCAGCTTGGTGGCGCTGCGGTTTTTGTTCCAAGACCAAGTTGTTTTGCGTAAGCAATATCAGCCTCTGGAACTTTGTAATTCCTAAGCGTCTGCTCGGTAATCTTGTTGGCGTTAAACCAGTTAACTCGATCTTGAGCGCCGTAGGCATACCACTCTTTAGGCAGCCCTAAACCCAATTGCGCCGCCATGAGCGTAACAGCGTCTTGAGGCTGATCTCTTGGTTGCTCAATAACATTACCGCTTGAGTCTAAGTAAGAAGGTCCGGTTGTCGAGCTACCTGTTGATCCGCCAGTAGTTGTTGACCCGCTTGTCGTAGTGCTTCCTGTGGTGCTGCCGCTTGTGGTCGTACTGCCGGTTGTTGCGCTCCCCGAAGTCGCGCCGCTCGCTGTTGTTCCTGTTGATGTAGAACCTCCAAGCAAACCGGTTGATGTAGATGGTTGGGTCTGGGAACCGCTTGATGCTTGGCTTTGTTGATCCCTGTAGTCATAAACAATATCGAATCCGGTTTCACCACTGAGAAGCCTTTGGTAAATAACATCTCTCGGCAATCCCGTCATCGAAGAAACAAAGTTGATTTCAACTTCGTAAGGATTCGGAGTGCTTGTGTCTACATAATCTGATGAGCCACCCGTGTCCGCTGGTTGATTATTAGAGGTCTGATCGGCTGGAGGAGACCCGTCACCCATGCCTCTTTCTGCAAACCAATACACCTCACTTGGCGTAATCCAACCGGCTTGTAAAAGGTCGTAGGTGGTAACACCTTTGCTCTTGAACCAATTTACCTTGTCCTGAGCTTCGTAGTATGGGCCTCCTGGGACACCCCAGTTTGATGGTAGCGTTGGAATAGCCATGATTTACCCTGGTATCTCGATGTTGGAAGTAATACCCGCGCCGACCTTCATTGCCTTCATCTGAGCCTCGGCCTCGAACTCCATCTTCTTAAGCTCTAGCTCGGCTATGGCTTTCTCTCTTGCAAGCTGAATGTCTGCCATTGCTTTCTGACGCTTGATCTCGATGTCTGCTTGAGCCTGCGCCATCATCATCTGAACCGCAGGATCTGGACCTTGTTGTTGAGGTTGTGCAAGTGCTTGATCGACCTCTTGCGTGACAGGCTTGAAGAACTCAGCAGAATCCGCAAACCCTGCCGCTTCAACCAGTTTTCCAAGCGTTGCACGATATTGCGAGAGCGACACTAAAGGATTGTTTGGCCCCAGCATCTGGAGCATTTGCTCTTGTTTTGAGAGAACCATTGAGAGCATAGCCATTTTTTGCTCGATGTTGCCTGTCCCAAGACCCACATTCACTGAGACATCGTATTGGTTCGACCACTCTCTCGGATCGTACTGGACGTACTGCCCACGCATCCGAAGGATGACTGCCTTGTCCTGATACTTGCATAAGAGATGTAAGAGTCCTTTGAACAAGTCTTTTACACCTGTCTCCGCAAAGACGCGAGCGATAAGTTCGATCTTGCCTTGTGACGCTTGCGTGAGCGCAGCAATAGCCGCAGCAGTCACGTTCTGCAAGATGTTGGGGTCTAACCCTTGAGAAGCCTCTGTTAGGCCTGTTCTCTTGGCTTGTACCTGGTCTAGGTACTCTAAGAGCGGAAAGGCTTGCTGGCCTACAGGAGGTGTTTGTATGGGAACCAAAGCACCAGGATTCTTGAGCCTGATAACACCACCAGGTGTAACGCTTAAGAGGTCATCTAGGTTGACCTGACCTTCCACAGCACCCATGCGGGTATTGTTCTGAAGGTACATATTGTCCAGCATCTGCCTCGTTACAGTAGTCTTGATAAGCTGGAGATCAACTGTACGATCAGCAGGGCAATCCCCA